TTTCTTATAATGTTATTTATAATCGTTTAGATAGACGAATCACTCAAATAACGAGTAAACATATCATTATCCATTGTTTCGGTTGCCATTGACATACCCATATGTGCACTATCTGGTGCATGTGTAGCACTATCATCAAATGTAAATGAATTTGGTGAAGCAAGTTGTTCTGCAGAACTATAAATTTTATTTAAATCTTGGATTGTAATATTTTGATAGTTTGCCATGGTATCTGTTAGGCTAACTCTAAATACCCCATCTGTAGCAGGATCACCATTGAAACTTGAATCAAAGATTGCAGTCATTTGAGAAAATGCAGTAGCAATTAATTGAGTTGCTTCATCAAGAACGATAATATCACCAACACTCGATTCAAGTGGATTTACCCCTTGACTGGAAAGAGTAATTATACCATCTTCTTGTAATTGTACTAGTCCTGAAAAATGGAAACCGGCTGGATGTGCAAACCTTGTATAAAGCGAACTCCAATCAGAAACAGATAATCCAGATTTAATAAGAATAGAAAAGATCTGAAAAATGTCATTATTTAAAATTCTATTCTGAAATTCAAATCCAATTCTTCCTTGTTCTCCTGTTGGATCAATACCACCAACATGAAGTAAATTATCTTTTGGATATTCAATCTCTACCTCTTCACCAAAGAATCCCCTAAAAAATCCTTCTGTACCAACAAGCGCACCTTTTGATTTATAAAAGAGAGGTATAAGCCTTGCCATTAACCTTGGATTTTGAAAGAAAGACGATGACTGAAGCCCATTACCAATTTCTTTAATAAGCTCATCTAGATATGTTTCATCGGTCTGTGATATATCTCTTGCGGAAAAAATATTAGAAATTTCTGAATGGAAAGAATGAGTACCACTACTATCTAAATAATCATAGTAAAGATCAAGTAGTTTAATAAGAGAACCGGAATCAACACCATACTCAGTTTGGTAGTATTCAGGCAAAAGCTCTGTCACGCCTGCTACGTCAAGCCTCAGTTTCCTTCTATTTAGATCATCTAAAGAATGTGTCATGTTGAGATTGTTGCCAATGTGTTTTGATAGTCAATAAGAGCATTTGCTGCAGATGTACTTTCATCTAAAGAAATTATATAACTTCGAAGAGGACGAATAGTACTTTGGTTTGCAGGTACTGCACTTATCTTAATTGAATCACCTGTAAAAGCAGATATATTAAATCCTAAAAGATTTACAGTTCCCTTTGAAGCATTATAGTTACCAGCATTATCAACTAGTACTTCAGAAGTAGTTGAATTAATAATTTGTAAATTATTTGAGGTATGATCAAGTTTATTTACAATTGAACTATTTGCTATACCATTAAATGTAAATCGGCTACTAGTAATTTTTCTTATATCATCATCAGCTGCTGCAATTGCTACAGGAAAGGCGACAGTATAATCAGCCGTTGTGTTTAATGTTGGGGTGAATCTTTGTTGTACTTTGACTTCCATTCTCGAGTTAAGAATTGCTGGCGATAAGTCATCAATTGTAGATAAAAGATTTGATCTTCTAAATACAGAATCAAATCTATTTAAATTTGCATCTACAAAGTTTTTAACTGTATTTTCAACAAGGGTTTCTGTTGCATCGGATGTTAAATTTGTCTGATCGGGATCAAAATTAAAAGTTGTTATAACTTCTAAAAACGTTGTTGTCGGATCTGAATAAACAGTATCAATTGACATAATTGCCAAATTATCTGTTAGATTTGTTATAATACCATTCTTTGTTGAAGTTTTTATTGCATCACTAATACCGGTTTTAAATTTTAAACTTACATATACACGACCAAAAACCGCAGGAATATTTTCATTACCACCCCATGCAGCTACATCATCAAGTACAGACGAATAGTTTTCTAAGATTGTAGCTTTATAATCTTCAGCTGTAACCATTCTTTGCTGGGTAGCAAATCCGATTGGTGCATTTAGTTTAATTGAATCAATTGATTCTTTTTCTGAACCGCCTGAAGACGACGTCCCAGTTGGTGTTGTAGCAGTTACATCGTAGTTTACCGAATTGATTGTAATTTGATTATTTGCCTCAAACGAAGATATTCCATTTGCTGCTGATCCTGAAGGTGCAAGGTAGCTTACTACAATTTTATTTCCTGCCACGGGGGCTTTACCTAAGATTGTACCATCACTGAAGATTAATTCGTAATATCCATTTGGTACTTCTCTTACAATATAAACAGTTGATGACGAGTCGATACGAACAGCGTTGTTTACATTTGTATACGTAGTAAACGATGAAGAAGTTGCAGTATCAAAAACATCAACTTTCAATGTTGTTGTATCTAAATTTTCATCTGGTATTACATAAACCTGGCTTTCAGTTGTTTCACCAACAAGAAATGTCTTAGTTCTTTGTGTTCCTTCTTTAATTGGTATTGATGTACTATCCGCTGATGTTTTAAAAACAAAATTACCTGAACCGTCGTTAAGTGCTGTATATTCTTCGAGTGTTTGGAAATTATAGGTAACTTGTTCCGAAGAACCAGTAAAGACAGTATTTCTTGCCAATGTTGCGGAAGCGGTGGTTGTATCACTTGTACTTACTGAAATATTTAAGTCAATCGATGAACCTGTTTTCGAACGTGGATAATATCCTAAATTTTCTGCGTGAGATACTACAGAAGATCTTAATTGTGAAGACTGAAGAAATGATTCGTTAATACCAAGATTTGCAATCAATCCATTCAGATGCGTGTTATAAGCAAGAACATCAAGTATATTTGATAATCCACTTGCCTCAAAATTATAATCAGCAAATTCAGATTGTTGCTGGAAATATGTTTTTAGACTGTTCTTAATTGTATTAAAATCAAGATCTGAAGATTGAATAGTTGCCATTTATCTTAACCTTGTAAGTGATAATGTTAATTGTTCATTTGTCGATGTACTTAACACTTGAAACTGTATTGTTATACTAACGGAATTGAAATCTGGTGAAATAACTGAATCGATTTTTGTTACTCTTGCTCTTGGTTCAAACTTGGCAACGGCCGATATAACAGCATCTTCAATTTCAAATTCGTCAAATTCTGTATCAAGCGAAAACAGAAAACGATTTAAGTCACCACCAAATTTAGGACTAAAAGGTTTTTCTGTTCTGTTTGTTAATAATATATTTTTAATTGCCTGCTTAACAGATTCAGCATCATTCTTTTTAAAAATATCGCCAGTTGTTCTCTTTTTAAAAGACAGGTCTATATCCTTATACGTACGTGTCTGTGACGTCGTAATTGGTTTGGTAGCTAAGTTACCATCTTCAATTGAGAATGCTCTAGTTGCCATTTAAAAATCCTTTGGACTATTTATACCTTAATCACCAATGAATACTGTAGTTGAACCGGATTCAATCTTGTTCGTTCCTGCTGAGTTAACATCGAAGTGACTTCCTGTTCCTTCATCGCCTGTATCAGCTTTATCGCCTTTACGTGCAGCTTGTTTTTCTTCATCTGTTGTATTCAAAAATATCTTTGGCGCATCCATAGTAATATGTCCGTCTGCTATGATATTTAAATTACCTGTTACATGTAGTTTGTCATTACCTGTTACAGTTCTAAATCCATTTTTGTGATGTGTTACTACATCGCCACTTTCGTGCATTTCAATAAACGTTCCTGATTTGTGGTAAATATGAATTCTTTCTTTTCCTTCTGTATCATCTATTTCAATTACATGACCTGACGTTGTTTCAGTAACTTTATTATTTGGATAAACTGCGCCATATGGATCTGGTAATTGATCTTCGCCCGTAACTGAATCTGGTGTCTTTGCAGTAACATTACCGTTAACTTTATACTCTTTTATTCCTCTTGCAAGTCCATTCACAGATGGTGTTTCACTATCACCTTCTAGCTTTGGTAATGATCCTAAGATAAGTGGTAGCTGGGAATTAGGACCATCAAAAAATATACCGAAGACAAGTGCATTCGGCTGAATACCAAGTGGATTACCAAGACCGTTTGTACCACCTTCAGTAATTGGTGCTACGACTTGTGCCCACGGTAATTTGTCATCAGGTATATCGATCTGACTGTCAGAATGAATACCATGTATACGAACTTGTATACGACCAACTTCCAGGGGATCACTGAGGCTTTTGACTACGCCAGTAAACCACCTTGTCTGATCACCATAAAAATCTATATTCTTTTTCGGTTCCATTAGATTCTCACAGGATTACCCATCTTAATACCAGTCATAATCAAATCATATTTTTCTTTTTTGAAAATATGTTTTGCAGAATAGATAAGATATTTACCGGATCTTTTTGTATCTATTCGATTTGTTTCGTTGTCAATAAGAGGTGCTAAGAACTGAATGTCTATATTGTTTCCAATTGTAAAATGTGTATTACCGGTAATAAAATCTAAACCATCAACTGCAAAATGAAGAGGTGATTTTTTAATCATTAAATTCATTGCAGTTGCTGTAACTCTTCTTTTATAGTTTGCAATATTCTTTTCTTCACTATATCCGATACGGTTAATTTTACTTGTATCAGTTCGGAAAGGAAGTGAACTACCTAATCTTGTAATCGTTCTACTTTTTAATTCATTAAAAGGAATACCATCTAATTCAAATTCAGGTGTATAACCAACGTTCTTTTGTTTACCAAGCGTACCTTTTTCAATAAGTGGTTTTAAAAAATCTTTTACCACATCAAAAGAAAAATTATTTGTTTTATTATTTAATGTATTAATATAATTATAATTTGATCCAATTACACCTTTTCGAATTAGTTTATAGAGATCTTCTGATTCGCCAAATCTATAGCCATTTAGTACTCTGGCTGCTATTTCTGGTTCTTGTGAGACAGAAGCACCCTGATTTGCTCGATATGGTATTGGATTAATTGGTGTAATTTGTAAAAGCGTACCTAAATCTGCAAGTGCTAATTTCTCACCAAAAAAGGTTGAAAACAAATAGAATGGATAACCTTCAACTGTACTCATTGTATTGCGAAGCCATAACATAGCTTCAACTGGACTTAGATTTGGTACAATTAAATCTCTTGAAACTGACTCAGAAGAAATTTTACCAATTTCTTTTGAAAGAAAATTTTCTGATATCTTTTCGATAATATCTGTAGCAGAACCGCTATAGTATCGGTTTACATTTTTGAGATTTGATATGTAAACAATATCTTCAATTAGTTCAATATAGCTAACTTCTGTATGGTCACTACTTCTTTCAGTAGATATAATTTTAGAGATATAAAATGTTTTTGAAAGGGATTTTGATCCAGCTTTTAAACTACGTAATTTAATTTCAATCTTTTCACCGCCAAGTATATCAGCATCTTTCATAATATTTGCATTATCAACAAAGACTAACTTTGCAGTTAAGTATGGCAAATCTAAATTTTCATATATCTCTAAATCAGTTACAGCTTCCTTAATATCTACATCATCACTTATTCTTTCCGATATCAATACAATCGAATCGAAAACATAATCAGAAACATTATCTAGATCTGTATTTCTATTTTCATTCATTAACTTGTTACTGCCTCTCTAAATGAGTTAACCACATCAATAATAAGTGAAGGCTTAATTACCCGTATTTGTTTCAGATTATCGTTTTCAGAATGTGCACGATCGAGATAGGTAACTTCGGTAAGTAACCCACCAGGACCAACAGTTGGATCAATATCAGTAATAACTTTAGATGCATCTTCATAGTGATGTGCAGAAAGGTGCTCATCAGAAATAGAATGTATTAATACAGTATCTGAAGTACCAGCCATTTGTAATAATTCCCCAACTTGGAATGTACCAGAGGTAACATTTACAACTAATTGTCCAAGATCCAAATGTCTATGTTCGATTTTCGCTGTCGCACCAGAATCTCTTCCTTCAATTATATCACCTGTCTTAAAAAATCCTGTAAGAGAAGTTAATCTTGTACGTGTTGTAATAGTTTTATTAGGATATTTTTTCTGTGCATATCGGAGAACATTCGATCTTGATAATGGCCAACCCTGTTCTCTTAATTTGTTATTCATTAAATAAAACGTCCAATGAAAATTTGTATTCCTATACAAATTAAATGATGTTTGGTCAGGTCTTTCACCTTCTTGGATATAGTAATCCAAATAGACCGTTGTATTATCTTTTACCTGATCAACTACATCAGCATAAATTGTAAGGTTTTGAAAAATATCGGATGTTGTTTCATTACCAAACCGATAAAAAGAACGTGGAAAATATTGAAAATAATTTGACATTAGACTCCTATTATCTCCCCTTGCCCATTACGTTTTACAAATTTTTCAAAATCTGGATTCTGACCATAGTACTCATAGAACTTATCAGTATCTTCATTATCAATATCTTCTCTACTAATTGTCTTGTATTCAATAAAGCTTAAAGTTAAATCGATTTCAGTTGGCGATCCATCAGGATGTAAAGCTGATGTTGTAGGATTGTAGACAGTTGAAATATTTCTTAATTGTGACATTTTAATCGGTGTTCCTACATTTTTAAATTCGCCTTGCTTACCAGAAAGTAATCTTATCTTGAAAAGATCCGGATATTTGTAGCCAAGTGGAACACTACCAGCTCTTATCTCTTCAGGAAATGCATGACGACGAAGAAGACGAAGAATCTTTTTAACCTGTAAAGATTCTTCTGCACTCTTTGGTAGAAATTTAAAAGTAAATGAAAATTCACGTATATTAACACCACGGAAAGCTGTTCGAATATTTGGATTAACAGTTACTCTTGCGGTTAAACCGATTGCGTTCCTTATACCTTCAGGAACAAGAAATCCGGCCGGGGATCTTGCTAATCTTTCTGCTGCAAGTCGTGCACCAATACCGCCAACACCTTGGTCAAAGAAACTGCCAACACTTTGAAATCCCTCTTGAATACCTCTTCCAGCTGCAGTTAGTGCGCCTGAACCAGCATTCATAGCAGCCATTGCTACAGCACCTGTGGCATTTAAATTCGGTGTATCATATTGTAAGCCTTCTTGTACTTGATACGCAATTGGTAAGTAAAGTGATACCTGGCCGTTTGTAACTGGAGTAATTTTCATAGCACTTACAGATACTGGTTCTCGTGAGGGGTTAGAATTTCCCGCTCCTGCAGCTCGTTCTTCATCGGTCACTCCGCCAAACTCTTCTGCGAACTGACTAGCAGCTGCTGTTGTATTTAATCCAGTATTATTGGAGTTTGAAACATCAGCAATAATCTGACCAGCCTTTACTACTTTTTGCCAAGTATTTTCTAAGCCGGTTATAAGACCACGGGCATTTTGAAATTCTGGTGGGTCAACTTCAAATATAGAAAATACAATCTTTGACTGAAGAAATTTGGCTTCTTCTTGTAACGGATATTTTAAACCTGGCATATAAATCTCTATAGATAATTGAAATGATTATTTTCTATTTATAACCAAAAATGGCATATTCTGGTCGATATCAAGTAAAGAACCCGAAGAAGTACAAAGGTGATTTTACCAATGTGGTTTATCGTTCTTTGTGGGAACGAAATGTATTTCGATGGTGTGATGACAACCCAAAGGTCAAAGGTTGGAGTAGCGAAGAAATAGTCGTACCATATTATTATGAAGTTGATAAAAAGTACCACAAATATTTTGTTGATTTGAAAATTGTAATGGAAGACAAAACACTTCTTGTTGAAATTAAACCGGAGAAAGAAACAGTACCACCAACAGGTCAAAGAAGAACAAAACAATATATTAATGAAAGTTTAACATATGTTAAAAATATGAATAAGTGGGAAGCAGCAAATGAATATGCAAAAGATCGTGGCTGGGAATTTCAGGTGTGGACCGAAAAGACATTACAAGAAATGAAGCTGCTACAGAAGCCCATGCCGGGTAAATTAAAGAAACTAAAACCACTAAAGCCCTATCGTAAAAAATCTAAAAAATAGTTATAAATAGCTTCATGAGTAGTTTATTTCAACAACTAGAGATAGAAGCATTCCGTGCCGGTATTACCCCACGGACAAAACAATCCATTGAATGGTTTCGTAAAAAAGCTTCTCAATTAAGAACTGTTAGTCGAAGAGAAATAATGCAAGATGAAACAATTGCATTAAGGAATAGACCAAAGACAGGTGCATTTGGTAATATGTACATGTATTTTTATGATGCAAAACATAAGGATACATTACCATATTATGATGCATTTCCGTTAGTTATTCCACTAGGTCCAGCTGCAGGTGGGTTTTATGGAATGAATTTACACTATCTTCCACCAATACTTCGTGCAAAGGCATTAGATGCTTTACTCAATCAAGGTGATGGTGTTCCACAAAAATATATTCGACCAACAATACATCGTTATTTGTTTAAACAAGTAAGAAGTCGATTTGCACTTGTTGATCAACCAGAATGGGAGATTGCTACATTTCTACCAACTGCAGATTGGAGAAAAGCTTCTGCTGCAACTGTCTATCGAGATTCAAGGAAGAAAATGAATGGCTAGTATCGATGAATTGAAATCATTAGCAACAAGAAGAAATGGGCTTGCTAGGCCAAATCAATTCTTAGTTGAATTACCAGCAATTGGCGGTATATCGCCAAGTGAAATGAATATCTTGTGTACAAGGGCAAGTCTTCCTGACAAACAAATATTAACTTCAGATAGAAGAATCAGTATGGAATTTGAAAAGATTGCATACGGATATGCAGTACCAGATGTATCATTCTCTTTTCTTTCAATGAATGACTATGGGCCAAGAAGATATTTCGATTCCTGGCGTAGTCGGATTATTGACGAAGAAACATTAGAAGTTGGTTACAAAGTAGATTACGAATTTCCCGTTAAAATACATCAGCTAAAGAAACCAATTGTAGGATTTTCTCGTAATATTGGACCATTGAATGCTATCAATATTAGTGCAACAGTTGGTGGTGGAAGTGTATACAGTGTTGAATTAATTAATTCATTCCCAACGACCATACAGGCTATTGATCTTTCGAACGAACTTGATGGATTGGTTGAAGTTTCTGTTCAAATGTCGTTTACAAACTGGAGGTCTATTGAGGCCTCACAAGATTTTATTAATGCAAGTGTGTCATCAGTTATAGGATAAAAATATAATGGCTTTACCAAAACTAAATGAAGTACCAAAGTATGAGTTGAATATACCATCAACAAACCAAAAGGTAAGATTCCGACCTTTCCTTATGAAAGAAGAAAAAGTTCTTCTTATGGCAATGGAATCACAGAATCAGACTGATATCTTTAATACAATTATTGATACTTTATCAGCATGCATCGAAGACGATATTGATATTAACAAACTTGGAACATTTGATGTTGAATATTGTTTCTTAAAAATTCGATCGAAAAGCGCAGGCGAAAAAGCTGATATGATTTTTAAATGTGAAAAGTGTGAATCTGAAAACGAAGTATCAATTAATATTGATGATATCAAAATTGAAGTACCAAAGTTAGAACCAATTATTGAGATTAATGATGAAATATCTGTTGAAATGACTTGGCCATCTTTTAACGATGTAGCAAGGAATGATACAATTATTAATCCAGAATCAACTGTCGATCAGGTCTTTGCTCTTGTAAGAGCTTGTATGGTAAGTATCAATACAAAAGAAGAAAGATTTGCAATCAAAGATCATAGCAAAGAAGAAATCGATCAGTTTATTGAATCCCTTAATTCGGATCAATTTGGAAAGATAAGAGAATATGTTGAACAAATGCCACGGCTAAAACATGATGTATTATTCTGTTGTACAAATTGTGCAAGTGCAAACGAAGTGACAGTGGAGGGTCTGCAAAGTTTTTTCTCATAGGTCTATCTCATGAGAGCTTGACAAATTATTATCAAACGAATTTTCAATTGATGCATCATTACCATTATTCGCTGACTGAGATAGACAATATGATACCATGGGAAAGAGAGATCTATATTAATATGTTAATGGATCACTTAAAAGAAGAAGAACAAAGGCAAAAACAAGGACAATACTAATGGCAACGTTAGCTGAAATTAGCGATAAGATATCCAAAGGTAATGAAGGAATTGAATTAAATCGTGACGAATTAATTGGTATTCGTGGTGGGTTTGACGAATTTTTTAGATATCTAAAAGCAAGTACAGGCGATAAGTTAGAAGCATCGAGAGAAAGAGCAAGGCCAAAACCTGCAGGCCGTACATCAAGAAGAAGAGGCGGAAAAGGTTTTAATCCTTTTGCTGGAGGATTAGCTGCACTAGGCGCAATAGCAGCACAGATTGCCGGTATTATTGGCGGTATTACAGCTGGCCTTGCCGCGCTGTTAGCATCTATAGAAGGACTAAGAGGGTGGGAAGTAAAAGCTTTAGCAAATCTAGATAAAATTGGAAAGGCATTAAGGGCTTTAATACCTTTAAAATTAATAGACAGTATAGCTGGACTGTTCACCCCAGACGGCTATAAAACATTCAGTGATTTTTTTACAGAAAAGATTCGCAATTTAAGAATAAGAACTATAAAAGCATTCGGGTTTGATGCAACACTTAAAAAATTTAATGATCCTGAATCAGGATTAAAAACCCCACTTGGTGCACAAATTCTAGAAAGAGTTAGAAAATTTAGAACCAGTATTTTGAATTCTATAGGTATTGGTGCAGACGGTAAGGCAATTATTAAAACGGGTCCCGATGGTAAACCTATGGTTCCACTTGCTGGTAGAATTACAGGTGCTATTCAGGATCTATTAGCTCCTGCTATGAGATTTGCTGACGGTATTAGAGATTTTATTGCTGGCGCTGGAGCAGGTCTTTTTAAATTTTTAGGTGGTCTTGGCATTGTAAAAGCAGCAGGATCTGCTGCAGGCGCAGCTGGTGGTGCAGTTGCTGGTGTTGCAAAACTAGCTGGAAAGATACTACTACCTCTTGGAATACTGTTTTCAGCATTCGATGCATTCGAAGCATGGCAAAATACCGAAGGATCATTTACAAAAAAATTTACTGCGGCATCATTTGCTTTCCTCGGTGACTTTATTGGTGCGCCACTTGACTTACTGAAAAAGGGTATAGTCTTTTTATACAGAAAAGCTCTTGGTCTTGAAGTAGACGAAGACGGTAATATTATTGGTGATGGATTTGCTGCAGCAGTTGGCAAAGCATTACAAGGATTTAGTTTTGAAGAAGCAATTAAAGCTATACCAAATTTTGTAATGAGTATATTTGATGGTATTAAAGAATTTTTTAATGATCCTATAGGGACTGCTAAAGATATAATAGGTGGATTAATCGATTCTGTCAAGGCTATGTTTTTCGGTATTGTTAAAAGTGTTGCAGCATCATTTGGTATTGAATTAAAGTCCGACCAAGAAAAACAGCAAGAAAAAATAGATCAAATCTATAACAGAGGCGCTGATCTACTA